GGAAGTTCTCATGATGCTCACTAGCACGAAGTTTTACTAAAATTAATAGACGTCAGATTAGTGAATAACCTTATGGAAAAAGCGCTCATGAAGACTGAGATATGCCCTAGTGTATACAAGCCCTTATTGAAGAGACTGACCCTCACTAATTATAAAATAACAGCGACCGTACCTAAGAAATCCAACTACAGAAACCCTAGAGATCAGAAAATTATGTCTTTGTTCAAAGCTTAGATATAAGGAAAGGTGTTATCAGGACACCCTATCGTAACATCTACAGGAAATACTTTACGTGTAACCGCTTACGTGAAGTATTTAGAACATAAACTTTAAGACGATCACCCTGGACTTAGATTATTCCCAGGATAAGCGGGAGATGATGGAATGCATATACTAGTCATTCCTAAAAATACTTACAACAAAATGACGTTCAAAAAGTATTTAACCGACAAAGTTCATTATTACATAGGATCGAATAAACCTGTGGGATTGTCGGGCTTAGGACAGACTGTCTCTGAGCTAAATGTGACAGACGACTTGACCGGAAACGAATTCTTATCCACTATGTCGTCTTTTCATGGAGGAACTTTCTCTTTTACTAGATTACCAGAGAAATTACATGTTCAGGCTATGTGTATGAAAAACGCAACTGAACTCACACCAAATGAACAATTGAAGCTTTAATGGATATCTCTATAAGCTATACCTTCATACCTAGAACCATTTAGAGAGAAATTTAGACAACCAGCTGAATGGTGTCAAACCACTGATAGAATGAATAGAATCTTGAGAGAAGAGTACTAATATATAACAAAGACTACTGGAAGTAACACAAATCCTTACGAAAGAACGGATGAACCTTGTAGAAATGTCTTAGTAAATAGAATGGAAAAACTCCCTTATGACGTTACTTTTGTAACAAAACCGAATAAAGTCATAGGGAGTAATTAAACTAAAAACAAGCAACTTTAAAAGTTTGATGATTTAAAAATAAACATGCCGAAACGATAAAAGACTTATAAAAATAAGAACAACAAAGCTGCAAAAGAGTTAGAATCTTTAAAGAAGATGATAAAGAAAGGGGATTATGATTAGTTCAGCCAACTCGAAAAAAGAGCTAATTAGCAATACATCAAGGATTTAGTATTCCCAGAACTGTCAGGATCAGATTCAAGAGTACCCAATATATTCCCTATACCGACAACTGTAGTGAATTGGAACATGAATTATAGACACGTTTCCTCTTCATCTGGAATTAATATTTTAATGCTCAATCCCTTTGAGTCACACCCTTTGAAGTATTTCAATCCTTCTACAGCCACACAAACATCCACATGGGATTCAATAACCTCGGTAGCTTCACCTGTAATAGGTTCTACCAAATTCGAAACAGTGAGAGTAGTGTCAGCTTGCATCATTATAACAGACATGGGTGCGAATGACACTAGACAAGGAAGAGTAGTACGCTCGAACTTACCTAGATCAACAATAGCGAAGAATTATGAGGTAACTTTAGATATGTTGGAAGATTAATTGTTAGCGGATTCACAACCATTATCCACTGCCCCAGTTAAGGCGATTTACTACCCTATAGACTATACGTCTACTGACCTCGTAGCAAATACGTCTTCCTTAAGTGCAAGTGTAAACGGAATGTGCCCTATCATTGCAAATGTGTCAGTAGGAACTGGAAGAGATTTCTCGGTCCAGATCAACATCAATTACGAAGTGATAGCAAATCATGATTAATCAGATTTGTTTTCATAAGGGTTGACCGGTCTTGGAGCAGGATTCTTTGACAAAGCCATTTCTACATTCACAAGCGCAGCGAAGAAGTACGGTCCTAAATTAGTTGACATTGGAGTTAAGAAGTTAATGAACATAGTAAGTTGATTAAACTGATGATGATTATACCACTTTTTAAAAACCAAAAACTGAAAAAACAAAAACAAAATAAAATATATCAAAAACAAAACCTTATTCTAAAAATTACTTACGGTCTGACTAATACCCACAGTCAATAGCTTTAAGTGATTGGAATTCAAAAACACTTTCGACACTTCGAAAGAAATCTAACCCTTCTTATATATAAGAGGTGTTATGACCAGCACTTTCCGTTATTTCGGGAAGGTTGAGAATACTCTAACTGACACGCTGTTAGA